TTGGCAGAACGATGGCAGAACGATGGCTCTGTACCTGTACCTGTACCTGTACCTGTATCTGAACCTTTACCTCAACCTGAACCTAATCAGCCTACGGATAGCCTCGAGCCACGCTCGAAGCGTGCTCGCAGGCAAGTCGTCGGGATCAATTGGGATATTGACAGTGGGTGGCAGAATGTCACCGACTCACACCTGACCAGGTGGAGAGATGCATTCCCAGCCGTCGACATTGATCATCAACTCAAGAAGATGAACTCCTGGCTGATTGACAATCCAAAGAAGGCGCACAAATCAAACTGGAGCGCATTCATGAACAGGTGGCTATCTCGTGAACAAGATCGAGGTGGTAGCCTGCCAAGCAACAAAGTTCAGAAACCCGAATTCAACAATTTTTAAGGAGACTCAATGGAAGATCACACATGGGACGCAAATTATTGGAAGATCAAAAGTTACTGGCCGAATATATTATTTACGGACACACTTCGAGATTTTTACTTCAAACATTTGATGCTACGAAATCAATGGCATTTGTCCGAGGCTATTGACATTGTAAAAATTAAGTATGTGACTTTTGGTTCTAATCCACCTGAAATGAAATACTTTCTTGAGGAGTACGACAAGGTTGCAAAAGATCGTCAGTTGAATGTCGGTGCTTACACAACTCCTTCAAACAAGTACTGGGTTGATTTCGAAAAGCCGTCACCACACACAGGCGTGATGTCTCGATACAGCACCGATGCGCCGGACTTCAAGACTGCAAGTGAGATCGCACTAAAAACCAACGGACGAGTGCGCAACCAGCGAACCATTGACAATGAGAATTTCATTACTGACTTGAACAACACGCCAAGGGAAAAGGTTACTGAAGCAGTCAAGGGACTTCGTGATGATGGATACATATCGAAAGAGGAACTGCCGTCAGACTTTGCGCTTTGGAAACTTACGACTCAAGGAAAAGTTATGGCTCGAATTCAAAACCCCAAACAGAAAGCACTCGCATGATCACAGAAATGCAGAAACAACTTAACACCATCACCGTCGGCAGCATCCTCGCAGCGGACCAACTCCGTGAACTCCACGGCGCAGCGAAGGCTGCGCAGGCTCGGCTGCGTGAACTTATCCAACTGATCGAACTCTCGGCGATCGAACACATCGAGACGACTGGACATGACATCGAACTTGTCGACGGAAAGAGGTGGTACATCGGGACGGAGAAGAAGATCAAGGCGATCGATGACACGATGATCTTGCAGGCAGTGCTCGAGTCCAGCGGTGGCGATGTGATGAAACTCACCACAGGCGAGTTCGGCGTGCTCTGCTCCAACCCTTGGAAAAACGGCGCAGTCAAGCAGTTGATCGGGCAGTCAAAGTTTGACGAATTGTTCCTGACATCGACCGTGCAGTCGCTCGAGACCGGCAAGGCTGCCAAGGTGCTAAAGGTCGCTGATCCTGCGTTCTTGAAGGGTGGCACGCAATGAACGCCGATGAAACAAAAGAGTTTATTGCTATGTGGCACGATGATCTTGATCGACTCGATTCGCTTAGTCTTACTGCGTGGTTGCGAGCCTATACAAACATAGATCGTCTTGAAGACGGATCTGATGCAATGCGATTGCAGGCAAGAGTCGATGCAAAATTACAAACTGCAGCAGATACGATTGACCAACTGGCCAAGGAACGAGACGAGGCACGGCGTGAGCGTGATGAAACACGCCGTGAGTTTTGCGAAGTGTGTGCGCCCGAGTGGGGATTGCCGAGTCCAAAATGGTTGGCTGAAGACAAAGGTTGGGACTGCTACAAGGAGACACCATGAGCGAATTGAATTTGCGTGATTGGTGCAACATCGGCGTAATTATTTGCGGTCTGGTCAGCATTGCATATTCCTTACGCACAATGCGTGAATTGAAGAAAATAGAGAGGAAACTATGAACGCCGACGAACTCGCACAGTCGATCAGGTCCAAGCACGAAAAACTCGAGACCGACTGCAAGCAGACCGTGCTCGCAGTCGAGTTGCTTGCTTTGCAGGTGAAGGTGGCTGCGCTCACCGCACGAGTTGCACAACTTGAACGAGACGATCTCGAACGCACACAAACGCAGGAGCACAAGTGAGCAAGCAGTTTGATGCCGTGCAGTATGCAGAGGACGATCCTGCCAAGCACACGGTCATCGCATGGCTTCGATCAAATCGCATTGATGCGTGCGTCAATCCTGATCAGTTCGGAATCGACATACTTGCAAGCAGGAACAGCAACAAGTTCGAGATCGAGGTTGAGGTCAAGCACAACTGGAAAGGCAAACACTATCCATTCGACACGGTTCACATCTCAAGCCGAAAGGAAAAGTTTGCGCATGAAAAGTCAGGCGTGTTCGTTTGGTTCTGCCTTGTCAATCACGAGCGCACGCACGCAGTCTTTGTGCCTGGTGTCGAATTCTTGGCTGCGCCGATCGTTGTCAAGAACACGACCTGCACCAAGGGCGAAAGTTTCCGAGAGATAAAAACAGGAACGGTTTACAGAATTACGCAGGATGCGAAACATGAGCGAATCCAACCGAGATAAAACACTCACACCATACGACCAGGTGGCCCGCATGTACTCTTTGCGCAACCCGCACGATCCGATCTCACCCGAGCGTGCGCAGGCAATAGGCGTTGGTGCAATTATGAAACTCAAGGCAAAAATGAAAAGCGAGGCAGAATGCAAGAGGATCACACAACTTCGTCGGGCATCGACCTGATGACATGGCTCAACTTCGAGGCTGCCATCACTCGCAATCCACGAGTGGCGCAGTCGCTGCGTGATTCTGCAGCCGAGATCGGACACCTGCGCACGCAACTCAAGGCCGCAGGCATCAACAACTACAACGAACTGACCAGTGCGCTTCGTGACATGACACGGACAGCGGAGGTCGTGCTGACCACGCCACACCTGCAGATCGAACAGCGAGAGAACGCACGAGCAGACATGGCGGAGTCGGTCCGGTACTGCAAGAAACTTATGCAGTCATAGGATCATTCATGCGCATAAAGATCGCCAATCGGACATGGTCGCTCGACTTCGTCAAGGCATCCGAGATGCAGTCCAGGGCGAATTGGGGCGAGTGCGATCTGCCGACCGCACGCAAGCCCATGATGACCGTACGGCGATCGCTCGCACCCAAGGCAATGCTGAATGTCACGATCCATGAGATGCTGCACGCTTGCCGTCCCGAGTTGTCGGAGGAAGCGGTGAAGGACACGGCGGACATCATCGCAACTGCGCTGTACAAACTTGGCGCACGGATCACGCCGCCGACCGTGTAAAGTGGCTGCGCATACGATGAACTGATGGGGTCAGGGGTATGATCCACCACGACAACCTCCGCCGCTCGTTCGCCTCACGGCGTAGTCTGAACAACTTGAGCAGTGGAGGTTGTTTTATTCCGTGCTAGGATTTGTGCATGCCGATGGAGGACAACCCATTAGCGAGGTGGATCATCGAGCGCAAATCGCTTGAGGCTGATCTTGTGCGCCTTCAGATCACACTTGCACAGTGCGCAGGACACATCACGATCGAACAGATGGACCGACTCGGTGTGTCGATCGACAAGGCAGTGCAGATCACGGACCGAGCGAGCCTCGAGGCACTTGCACGACTGGCTCGACATGGCAGCACATGAGCAACAAACTACATCACGGTGACTGCCTCGAGGTCATGCCAACGCTCGATGCAGACAGCGTCGATGCGATCATCAGCGATCCACCATACGGGTTGTCGTTCATGGGAAAGGCGTGGGATCACGGCGTGCCTGGCGAAGTCTTTTGGCGTGAGGCGTTGCGAGTTGCGAAGCCTGGTGCGCACCTGCTCGCATTCGGTGGCACTCGGACATTTCATCGGCTGACAGTTGCGATCGAGGATGCGGGATGGGAAATTCGTGATTGCGTGATGTGGGTGTACGGCTCGGGCTTTCCGAAGTCGCATGATGTGAGCAAGGCGATTGACAAGGCGGCGGGAGTTGGTTTTATGAACGCCGAGGGGCGTGGTGGCTACAACGTCACGAAGAACCAACTCGCTCGGAAGGGTGAAACTACCTCGGCTCAATGGAACGGCTGGGGCACAGCACTCAAGCCTGCGTATGAGCCGATCATCGTGGCACGCAAGCCGCTGATCGGCACAGTCGCTGCGAATGTGCTTGCGCATGGCACGGGCGGAATCAATGTCGATGCGTGCAGGGTAGGAACGGAAGGCGGGACGGCCAAAGGCAATCCTCCCAAGGGTGACAGCAGCGGTATCTACGGCAGTGGCATTAGCGGGGCCTGCGACATTCTCGACATCGGCAAAGGCCGCTGGCCCGCCAACCTGATCCACGACGGCAGCGACGAGGTGACAGCGGGATTTCCAAATGCAGGTGGTGGATTTGGCAAGCGTGGTGCATTGAATGGCGGTGCAACCTCTTGGGGGTTCAAAGGTGAAATGCAGGAAGTTGGCTACGGCGACAGCGGCTCCGCCGCCCGCTTCTTCTACTGCGCAAAGGCGAGCAAGGCGGACAGGGACGAAGGATGCGAGGGCATGCCTACGCATGACATTTACTCCGAGGCGAAACCTTGTGCCGATAAAGACAATAGAAAGCAAGGGCAAATGCACAACAACCACCCAACAGTCAAGCCGACTGCCCTCATGCGATACTTGTGCAAACTCGTCACGCCACACAACGGCATCATCCTCGATCCGTTCATGGGATCAGGATCAACTGGCAAGGCAGCAACGCTCGAGCGTTTCAACTTCATCGGCATCGACTTGAGCGCAGAGTATGTTGCCATCGCACAAGCTCGCATCGATGCAGCGACGAAACAAATCGCAGAGCAGTTGCAATATGGCAGCAGTTGAGATGCTCAACTTCGTTGCGTTCGGACTGCCATCACCAGGTGGATCGAAGTCTGCATTTCGCAACCCTCGCACAGGCAAGATCGTCGTCGTCGACGCAGGCGGAAAGAAGACACGGACATGGCGCACGGTCGTTGCGCACGCAGCCCGTGCAGCAATGTCAGGTGGTGAACTCATGCAGCCACCGCTCGCACTCGTGATCGAGTTTAGGATGCCACGACCGAAGGCGCACTACAAGGCAAGCGGCGAGATCAAAGCAGATGCGCCGTGGTTTCCGATCGTTCGACCTGACCTCACGAAACTCTTGCGATCGACCGAAGATGCGATGACTGGCATCGTGTGGCACGACGACTCGCAAATCGTCGAACAAAATATCCACCGCACCTACAGTTCAGTTGAAGACACGGGTGCTCGTATCACCGTGTACTCCATCACCTCGAGGAGTCCAGCGCATCAAACCTCAACCCGCATGCAAGAGTGGCAAGAAGGTCGGCAAAGTTTTGCCTCCATCGATTCGCACGACAAAGCGAAGAAAGCCTTGGCAAGCAAAGCGAGTGCATCCGTCCATAGTTGAGATCGACTGCGACATGGAAGGCATCGATGAGCAGTGGGTGCTCCTGCGATCCGATGCGCATCACGACAACCCACACAGCGACCACGAGCGAGAGAAGCAAGACCTCGACGAGGCGATCAAGCGCAATGCGATCATCTTGGACATCGGCGATTTCTTCTGCGCAATGGGTGGTCGTGCAGATCCGAGGCGGTCACGACACGGACAGACTCGGGACGAGCATCTCGACTCGCCTGACTACTTCGATTCGCTTGTGAAGCACGGCGCAAAATTCCTCGCTCCGTACGCATCACACATCGCACTACTCGCACAGGGCAACCACGAGACGGCCGTATCGAAGAACCAGGAGACGGATCTCACCGCACGGCTGGTCGAGCGCATTAACACGATGGCAGGCTCGAAGATCCTTGACGGTCGGTATGGCGGCGATGTCTACTTCAAGTTGCGTAGAGGGACAAAGATCACATCGTTTTGGTTGACTTACTTCCACGGTTCGGGTGGTGGAGGCATGATGAGTTTTGACACCCTGCGAGTGCGTCGGCAGTCATCGTGGAATCCAGTCGCATCGGTTGTCGTGTGCGGTCATGTGCACGAACGATGGGCGATGGAGATGGTTCGCAAAGTTCCATCGAAGAACAAAAGTATCTACAGCGTGTGGCTTGAGTCGCAGTGGCATGTGCGATGTGGCTGCTACAAGGACGAGTACGGCG